TAGCATTACATTATCAAGTTTTGTACGGTGACAAGAACCAACAAAGCAATTTGTCAAACGATGTATATATGCAGGAGGAGAATGATGCATTGCTTGCGTTGCAGATGCATCAATGTTGATAGATTGATACTACATCCTTTTTAGAAATTTTATAAAAATCTAACTTAGGTTCGCATCAAAACAACAGTATCACAACATATTTCAATCTAGGCGATACATATACACCTGTTCATAGGATGTAGTGCCCGCGAAAATGTCCTCATCTTCGTCACGAGTATACACGATCTCTTTACCATCGTACGTAGCCAAGAAGTGACCTGTTCCATCTGCATCAATAGCATCTTGAACAAAGTCATCCATGTTGTCCACCATTTTGGTGAAGATTTCGTTCGCGTCCTTGTGTGCTTGAATGGCTTCAATGGCTTCAATGGGTAGTTTACCACCAGCCACATGACGTTGGAGGAATTCAGCAGTAAAGAATTCAATGGAATTCTCAACATGTTCAGCAACAGCATTGCGAACAAGCTCGTCATTGAAGAATACCCGGAAAGAAAGCTCCTTGTCATCCAGTTTACAATTGTAAATGTCACCTGTTTCAGAACGCATTGGGTTCTTGACCACGTTCAGCGTTAAGCTGTTCAGGTATTTCATCAATGCTTTTTGCACAATCATAAACTCTGCCACAAAATACATTTGTTCCGCCATTCTTGATATAGTTGTGGGATCAATTGTGTTCAATACATGCACTCTTAAAATAAGATAAAATGCTTAATTTAAGAAAAAAAATCGTATCTTAAACGGACACACTGATAATATGTTTTTACATCATTTCATTTGTCAGTAATATTTTACACTGATAATATGTTTTTATTAAATCATTTCATTTGTCAATAATATTTTACACTGATCATATGTTTTTTTTACATCATTTCATTTGTCAATAAAATTTTAATTGAACTAAAAGAATTTGGAGCTAAATAGACATTGTTTAAATCTCCTGTAAGTTTATTGATCCAATAAATATTTACATCAATGTTTTTTAATTGTTGTTTGTCTTTTAAAGAAATATAACGATTGTTTTGTGATTCATAAATTAAAAATCCATTTGTAGAAAAATTTAAATCACTTGCTATAAAATCCGTAATAATATTTAATGAATTATATGTTGAATTTGTGTTTAAATTTCCATTTACATATTTTTGTGTGGGTGGATAAATGGTGGAATTAACTGGCATTAAATTGGTACAAAAAACAATACTAGAAATTGGTGACCATAATCCTGTTGTAGAATATTCTTGTGATAAATTATTTGGATCATCTGAAATTTTATTATTTATTTGAAAATCCATTCCTAATTTTTGTTTATTACAAACCACATTTGGTAAACTTGTAAATAATCCATACATATGTAAATTCATATACACATTAATTTTATTATTTTCATTGTATCCATAATATGTACTGTCCATAAATAATGAACAAAATTTAGTTTGATTGTCCAAAGTCATTTTTGGTGGAGTTTGTGTATGTAAGGAAATTAAATTTTGCAATCCTTCTAAACAAGATTGAAAACATTTGTTGACCAAATAAATTACCCATTGATAATTCATCACATAATAATATTCTTTTTGTTCACTTGGATTTAATAATTGTGGTTCAAATTCCATAAATTGTTGAAATTGTTTATTTTCATATTCCATGGTGACAGAATAAATTGTTTTATTTTTTTCATTTGGTTGCAATTGTGGAATAAATATTGGTAAACTTTGTGTATTTAATAGAAAACGAATTATGGACAATTTGTAATGGGTTGTATCTTTTAATAATGGTTGTGTGGAAGATTGATTAAATTGACACAATGTTCTTTTAGAAACATCTGATTGTTCAACATTTGAAATTGATAAATCAATGTAATTATCATCTATTGCTGTTAACATGCTTTATATATGTTATGGAGTGAAAATTTATTTTGTAAAATAATTATTGTAAAAATGATTCACAATATTGTCATAAGATTCTTTTTTATTTTTGTGAATGGATTGTAATAAATTTTGTATTTCTGTTAAATTCATTCCTTTGATCATACTGTTTGCCACAAAGGTTACATATTTTCCACATGTATTTATGTCTGGTGAATAACTTTGAAATTGTATTGTATTTTGTTCCACTTGTACATTTGCATTATTTATTAATTCTGATAAATATGGTTCATTTTCATGCAATTGGTTTTTGTCGGATGCCGAAATATATTTTAATTCTTGGTCAATTTTTTTTCCATATGAATCAAAATATGTTATTAATTTTTTTTGTCTCACTAATATTGTCCAATGTCCACCACCTTCAGGAGATGTATTTATTAAAATTATTAAAATAGACAATTTAGAATTTGGTAATAGTTGATTTAAATTTTGATATTCAAATAAGTCTTTATATTGTACTAATTTGAATTTGTGTTTTATTTTCTTTTTTAAATCAATTGAAGAAACTAAATAGGATAAATCATTTGAATTGTTTGACATTTTTACAAAGTTGTATTATTTTATAAAATGAAATTAGAAAAAATTTATTTAATTATTTGATTTTATTTATTTTGTGTATTTATGAATTCTTTTATTTGATCCTGCAGACATTGCACCAGCATTCATATCTGATATTGCTTGTGTTGCTCCAGATTGTTCACCTGCTTCATGATCCAATTCTTTTTCCTTTTCACTGTTTCTGCTAAACAATTTCTTAATATGTTTATGCATGGCACCGTGAATGTTTTCTAGTGAACCTCCAACCACTTCTTCATTGTATGAGTGAGTATCCATGATGGCTTCTTTACCTTTTGTATCCAATACTTGTTCTTGGGATAACATACCAGTAACAGCGAGAGAGTTTCCACCTTTTGTCACAAAAATACCATTATTTACACACACAGTATAAATAGTTGGTATTGTCATTGTTTCTGATCCTTGGTTTTTAATTTTGAGAGTACAGAAAAATGTAAATTGTCCACCCGACATAGTGCTAAATTGTGGTGGTATGGATAAATCTTTTGCTGGATCTAACACTATGATTGATCCTATGGTTGGTACTTCTTTAATGCTTCCATCATATGATCCGGATACTCCAACCCCTGAAAATTCATAATAGTTCATGTTCAATCCATTCTCTACAGAAATATTGTACAATTGTTGTCTTGTGCATCCAGAAAGTAAACCACTTTGATTGCAAAAGTTAACATTGATACTTTCAATTACTGCAAAGTTATTAGAATCGTAACTTGTTTTACTTTGTGCTTTAACATAAATTAAAATTTTGCTTGGCATTTGTAAAAATTGGACACTGTTTGAAGTTACAGTTGTTTCTGCATTTGATGCTAGGTTAGGTATGTTTGTCGTTTGATATGGCATATACTGTTGATACGGTAATACGTTTTGAGGTGCAAGTTTGTTATATAATGTAGCAGGTATGGTTTGATAATTAAACAATAATCTACAATCCATAACATCGTTTAATTTAACACCACTGATAGTTTTCACTTGCTTAGATATATCTGTTGAGTCTTTGTCTGCCATCAAGTATCCATAAGATGCATTACTCATCATATAATCTCCAGCGGTTGCATTGAGTGTGAATGTGAATGTCAAACCATTGATGCCGATAAACAAGGCTTGATTTTTTGCTACTCCTGTTGAGTAAGGAGATAAAAACAAAAGTGGTTCAGTGGAAGTAAATTTTAAGTACACAGTGGGTGTTAGGTTTGTTCCGTTTGTATCTGCTATTACTGTTAATGGAATTTGTACTGAACACTTTTCATCTGAGTATAATTTTGCTGGAAAACATCCTCTTGGTTGATATTCTTTTGCGTAAGTAGATGATGAATAGTTAGACAATACATTGGAGTTGGAATTTATACCATCTCTATAGTTATAATAAAAGGAATCAATCAATGATGGACATAATGAATTTGTTTTTGCTAATTCTTCATAATTACACATTTTTAACAAAGCAGGCATAACATCTTTTAAAGAACAAGTTACATTGGCAGAGTTTATATTGCTTCCAGAGTTAGTGATTGCGCTATTGAATGGAAATGCTTGCAATGCGTTTGTTTTTCCATATTCAAACAATACTTGATTTGGTGCCCAATATCCTGCTGTGCTTCCACCTGCAAAATCTATTTTCATTACCATAGTAGCTTGATTTAACACGTCTCTACGAAACCCTGTTGCAAGAGAAGGAACATTTACGTTATATGCTACCATTGTTGTATTTTGTGATTGTGCGCCAATAGTTTGAAAGTCATTACGATCTGTGGCTGTAATAATTGGTAAAGTAAGCTCACTTGTAATGTCTTCTATAGGTGCGTCAACGATGTTTACAATTTTATAATCAGTCATTTTGATTTGTATATTTTACATTCAGATAAAAAAAATTTATAACCATTCAAAAATTACAAAATTTTTAAAACAAAAAATTATATTATTATATTTTATATGTTAACAATAAATGAAACTAAAAATCACAAAGCGTACAATAATGTCATTGCTTATATTACAGAAAATGACAAACCCATAGGTAGTGTCAGTTTTGATGAAAAAAATAAGAATGGGAATACGTTTGCACATTTGAATGATGAATTTAAATTTGAAATTGCACCTCGTCCTATCACAGAAAAAGAACGTATGGTTTTGTTTTGTGCTGGGGAATCTGGAGCTGGAAAATCTTATTTTGTTCGTGAATTTGCCAAACGATACAATCATATGTTTCCAAAAAATCCCATTTATTTAATATCATATTTAAATTATGATGAGACATTAGATGAATATGAAAAAATAAAAAGAATTGATGCTTTTAATTATCAGTTCTTAGAAGAATGTATGAAAATAAATCTAGAAGAATTTAGAGATTCGTTTGTCATATTTGATGACATTGATAGTATTAGCAATAAGAACACGAAATCTAAAATTTATGGATTTCTATTTAAATTGTTAAGACTTGGAAGACATCAAAATATTAGTGTTGCTTATGTAGGACATGAATTATATGCATCACCAGAATTAAAAAATATTTTAAATGAATCTATGATAATAACCTTTTTTCCAAAATTTCTAAATTACAAAAAATTAAAATATTTGTTAGAAGTTTATTTCGGTTTATCCAAAGAACAAATAGAAAGAATTCAAAATATAACGGATACAAGACCAGTCAGTTATATCAAAGGAGCATCCAAAGTAATTGTTAGTGATCATGAAATGTTTATTTTATAAAAAGGCAAGAATAATGAGTACAATTATTTTATTTTTGAATATTTCCATCAATATGGGAAATAAAAAATAATCACCTACTGTGTTGCTAAAATAATACAATTTCATTAATTTATTATTTTGAATTTTATTAGCATATTTTAAAGCTGTAAGTAACCACGCCGGATGGTTCTTCATGTTGCTGTTCTGTAAGCTCAATTGTAAGAGGTTTAGGGATGTGTTTACTCGGAAGAACTGCAAAATTTTTTGCATAAAAAAAAATACATGATTTTACTCAGTTTTGTCTTTTTTACTAATTTTTGTTTAAGTAAGAATTCCACAATATTTTTACACAAAGCTATTTCATCTTGTTTGATATCTGGAAATAATTTTTTCAGGATCATTTCAAACATATTCATTTTGTCTACTTTTTCATCTTCTTTTTTGGATTTAGACACATCATTTTCTATAAGTTCCGCAATATAGCGCAAAAAATCCGGATCTGTTTTTAAAGGTTTTAGATCTACATTTTTTAAATCGTCCATAATAAAATCAACTATGCTCTGATTTTCTTTCATTTGCGTAATTTTAAAATTTGCTTTTACTAATTTCGTAGCCGTTTTTACCATACAATATATAATATACACCTATAAAAATTATATATGTTTTTTTTAAAAAATTATAGATTTATAATATATACTAAAAAATGTCAGCAAGTGTCGTTTTATCGCAAAACACTAATACCGCATTGGACGGATTAAATCTTCACTGGGTTGTTTCAAACATGAACAACGTAAAAGAGGTCACATTGATCTACTATAAAAATACTGGCAATTCAGATATTCTCAGTATGGATTTATCGCCATCTACAACTGATTTAAATCTTTCTTTAGAAAGTGGTCAAAGTTACAGTTTTCAACTTCAAGTTTATGACGGAACTAATACCATTTATTCCAACAGATTACAATTAACAGCACCATATGAATTATCAGCACCAATTATTGATAGCTATGTAGGCAGAGACAATGCAGTTGATTTGGTTGTTCTAAACAATGGAAACTCTTTAACCAATCAAGATTCTGTAGAATTTGTTTGCAGAAAACCAGATAACAGCATATTTTGGATAATTAAACCATATGCCATTAATGGACAATATACTTTGTCCACTCAAGATAATGCATTATTGGTTAATAACCAAATATATAGAATTGCATGTATGTTTCAACCATCTGATTCAAATGCATTGTATAGTTCCCCATCCAATATGTCAAACACTATGAGTGTAGAACCATCCAATTTACCAAATGATCCCACAGATGTCGTTATTGAATCTGTTGGTACATCAACTCCAGCATTAAAAGCAACATGGACCAGACCATCTGATTTCAATGAATGGAACAATAACTTTTCTATTGTTCTCAGATTGTATAATTTTGTTTCTGGACAAAGTGCAAGTATTACATTATATGATGAAGATGTTGTAGAATATACATTTAACAACTTAAATAGAAATGATCCATATGCCGTTTTTATTAAATATGCAAATGTATACGGAAGTGGTGATGAAGTTGAATCAAGCCCAAGTAGTCTTGTATTATCAACTGTTCCTGATGCTCCAACTATTACCACAGTAGACGAAGGAGACGAACAATTAACAGTTCATTGGATAGCTCCATCCTATGTAGGAAACAGTCCAATTACAGGATATAAATTATATAGAACTTCCAATGGAAATGGTACTCAAACAATTGATATTTCCGGAAACGTATTACAATATACTGATACTGGTCGTGCCAATGGTGTCAATGTTTCATATGTGGTTCGTGCAGTGAACGCAATTGGTGAATCCATTGATTCCAATGCAGAAAGTGGAAACCCATACGGTAATTGCAGTGTTGTAAACGTCCAAGCAACCAACAAAACATTACAAATTACAATTGCTCCCAATGGTAGAGCTATAGATCATATCTATATTGTTGCTTTAGATGCCGATCCATCACAAGCAGATGATCCAGCACAATTTGTTTATAACGTTCCATCGGAATCTATTTCAGGTGCATTAAATGGACAAATAAATATTTCAAAAACATTCGCTTCTTTTTCCTCAAATATTGCATTCTATTGCGTATTTATTGGAAATGGTGTATCTTCGGACTTCTTACAATCTGCATAAATTCATTAGTTAAATACATTTGAAATAAAAATATAATATACAATTTTTTACCATTAATAAATTTTAGATTTTATTAATTATCTTTTCATTATTTATATATACGAAGTAAAAAAATGTCCTTTTTGTCATCACAAAATTCAGATGCACTTTTTAATAACACCATTGTCAATAATTTAACAGTTAAAGGAAAGTTGACCATGTTACAAGAAGATTCTTCAGGGGGTATGTTTAATGTTCCTCTTAATATTGTTTTAGATACAATTACTTCTCCAGATGGAACAAATGAAATTGATTTATCCAAAGAAGATATGATAATTATGAAAACAAAAACGTTGAAACTGGATGATACAATTATTGATCAATGCAAAGAAATTAAATCTACCGATGAAACCAGTTATATTACATTGGGAACCAATGAAATAGATATTTATGCAACAACCATCAAACCACACGGAACATTAAATATGGGTTCTCATGACATATCTGGAATTTCTAAATTAGAAGGAACAAATAATTTAGTTCAAGTTGCAAGTAATTATGCTTTACAAGTTGGAGGAAATGTTCCATTTGACGATTGTAAAGTACAAGGAGCATATCTCAATTGGAATGAACCAAGTCAAGTAGGAAAAACAGTTTTTGTAAATAATTGCGGTTTGGGTTCTGGTGGATTTGAATTTTACAATATTAAAAATGATGCTTCCGGCAATGTAGATCCAAATTCTTACGCTCAAGAATTGGTGGATATAGACGGATCAGGAAATATGAAAATCTATTCTAATCATGATAGTACTGCCGGAAATAATGGCGCTTTGGTTTGTTATGGTGGATGTGGAATTTCTAAAAATTTAAATGTTTCGGGAACAACAACATTGAAAAATACAAACGTTAATGGAGATTGTGATATTTCCGGAAATGTAAATATTGGAGGTATTGAAAATATTACAAATACAACCAATGCAACTTCTCATACAACCGGATGTCTTGTTTTGGGTGGTGGTTGTGGTATAGCAAAAGACTTATATGTACATGGAAATATTTACGCAACTGGTAATGTTTCTAGTGCCGATACAAATAATTATGAGGAATTTCACTTTTATAATTTACGTGGAAATGGGTCCAATGGATCTTCTACCATAACATTAAATAATAATCAAAATACAACCAATTATATGGTATTTCCATCCATTTATTATGGATACACGGGATCATCAGGGACATACAATGCAAATTCTTCCTCAAGTGCATTACAAAATATTATTATTTACAATATTACAAAATCCAGTTTTGATTGGGTTGTGAATAAAGATACAGCAGATAATGTAAATTTATACATTTGTTTTCATGTTATATTCTCCAATGCATTGAACTTCCCAAAAACTTATGATGCAAACGGTAATGCTGTTTAAAGAATTAGTTTTACAGTTTAATTTCTAATTTCTAATTTCTAATAACATTTTAAATTGTTAGAACATTTTATTTTTATATTTTATATAAAAAATGAATTATGATTGCACCTTGCAAAAACAAGAAAGCCAAAGTTTTGATTCTTTGTTGAAAGAAATGCAAAGAATTGAAAATATAAGAAAATGTTACATTGAACAGTATGATACTGAAT